AAGGACAAAGGGGCTTATGAAATGGCTAGAGACTTTGCTCAAAGATTGAGTAAAGGAGAAGTCAAAGTCAAACAAGCGCCATCCGAAACCAACACTGACGTTCCGTACTAGAATTCTACAAGGTAGAATATCTTGCAAGGGGAGAGGCGGCGCCTAGCGGAGCCGCCTTTTCATAAGGTAAAAAGATGGTAGAGAAATTTATAAATATATTTGAAGGATTAAAAAGGGCACATGGCTGCACCTATATTAATTCCCTTCCTAAAAACGGAATCAAATTAAAAACAAAATCATTTGTAAAAAGAGAAAGTGTTACTAAAGAACATTTTGAAAAACATTTACAAGGGATAGAACCTACTCTAGGAATTATTCCTATTAATGAAAACGATTTATGTAAATGGGGATGTATTGATGTAGACAGTTATGCAGGTTTTGATCATTTAAAATTAATAAAAAAAATTAAAACATTAGAACTTCCTTTAGTAGTATGTAGATCTAAAAGTGGGGGAGCCCATATATTTTTATTTATAAAAGATTATATAGAAGCTAAAACAGTAAGAGATAAGTTAAATCAAATAAGAGCAATACTTGGATTTGGTAATGCAGAAGTTTTTCCAAAACAAATTGAATTGAAATCAGAAGAAGATACAGGAAATTTTTTAAACCTTCCTTATTTTGGTGGAAATAAAAGCACTAGATATGCAATCAAATTAGATGGAAGTGCGGCATCATTAGAGGATTTCTATAATTTATATAATGAAAATAAAATTAATCCGGAGGATGTGGCTGGTATAAAAGTTAAAAGGGAGGAATCAGAATTTAAAGATGGTCCTCCTTGTATTGAAACATTAGCAGCAGAAGGCGTGACCGAACCTGGTCGTAATAATACTTTATTTCATTTTGCTATTTATGCAAAAAAGAAATGGCCTAATAATTGGAAAGAAAAAATATCTTGGTTTCATGCCAAGTATATTAAAGGAGACTTAGAACAGAAAGAAATAGATATTATAAAGTCCCAGCATGATAAAAAAGATTGGGGATGGAAATGTAATGATGTTCCAATGTGTAATCATTGTGATAAAGAACTTTGTAAAACTAGAAAATTTGGAATTGGTAATCAACCTATGTTTCCTGGTCTAAGTGATTTACAGGAAATTCAATTAGAAGAACCGTACTATTATTTAAATGTGGATGGAAAAAGACTTAAACTTCCAAGTGCTAAATATTTAAAACAACAATCTTTATTTGAGGAAGCATGTATAGCAGGGATTGGTATTTATCCTCCTAGTATGAAATTAAAAGATTGGAAAATTTTAGTGAATCAACTGTTAAGTGCAAGAGAAATCATAACACCCCCTACTGGAACTACTAAAAAAGATCAGCTAACAAATCATCTAGAAGAGTTTTGCACTAACCGTGCCTCTTCAAGTGTAGAGAAAGAAGATATTAAAAAAGGAAGCGTATATACCAATGATGGAAAACATTACTTCTTATTTGATTCTTTTTATTATGGTTTTCTTCAAAGAAGAAGATGGGATGTAAAATTTCAAGAAACAAGTCAAATGTTAAAAGAAGAATGTGGTTGTACTACAGATAGAATGACGATTGGCAAACATAGACCCACAGTAACTGTAGTTAAATCGTTTGAAAGACCCCACGATGATTACAAACAAAAAGAACTTAAACCTAAGGATGCATTCTAATGTTTAAAAGATGTTTTATAGAAAGTTTTATTGATGTAGGAAGTGGATTTATTTTAGCTATTTTAATACAGCTTTTTATCTTTCCTTTCTTTGGACTTTATCCCACTGTATGGGATAGTATAGGGATTGCTTTAATTTTTACAGTTTTCTCTATTATAAGATCAGCGATTTGGAGAAATTTTTTTAGGAAGATAAAATGAAAACAATTGTACTCGGACCCCCAGGAACAGGAAAAACAACCACTCTTTTAAATCTAGTAGATAAATATTTAAAACAAACAGATCCAAATAAAATTGGTTATTTCGCATTTACACAGAAAGCTGCTTACGAAGCAAGAGATAGAGCAATGGATAAATTTAATTTTAGTGAAGACGATCTACCTTATTTTAGAACTCTTCACTCCTTAGCTTTTAGAAGATTAGGTATTCAAAAACAAAACGTAATGCAAAAAAGACATTATGCAGATTTAGGAAGAAAATTAGGATTTCCTGTAGATTATGAAGATAATGAACAAGATATGAATGGAGTCTTTTCTACGAAGAGTGATTATTTAAGAATACTGCAGCTAGCTAAATTAAGAAATATATCTTTTGAAAGACAATATGATCTTAAGGAACATACGCAAGATGTAGAGTTTAATAAATTAAAAATTATAGCAAACGAATTAGAGAGATATAAGAAAGAATATGGCTTAGTAGATTTTAATGATATGATTTTAAAATTTATTAAGTCAGATGCTTCCCCTAAATTTGATGTAGTCTTTGTGGATGAAGCTCAAGATCTTTCTTTAATGCAATGGGATATGGTTAAAACCATATGGAACAAAACTGAAAATAATTATATTGCTGGAGATGACGACCAGGCCATTTTTAAATGGGCTGGTGCTGATGTTGATAGTTTTATTGCTTTAGATGGTAAGTTTATGAATCTTACTCAATCCTATCGAATACCTGCTAAAATCCACGAATTAGCTATGAAAATCATAGGCAAAGTTAATAAACGGATTCCAAAATTATGGAAGCCCAAATTAAAACAAGGAAAGATTTCTCTTTATTCTGACTTCAGAGACATAGATATGTCTGAAGGAGAGTGGTTAGTTCTGGCTAGAACACGGTCTTTACTTGATGAATTAGAAGAAGTTTTATACCAAAAAGGATATTTTTATAGAAATAAATTTAAGAAAGGATACGAATCAGATTTATACGAAGCTATTACTGATTGGGAAAAATGGAGAAAAGGATCCGTTTTAAATTATGATTCAGTTATGCAAATATTTAGTTATATGAGTCCTAAAAACTTACAGAAAGAACAAATTGCTTTAATGGATAAAGATGCTTCTTATACTTATCAAGAATGCTATGACAAATATGGATTAATAACGAATAAGGTTTGGTATGAAGCCTTGGACTCAGCTCCAACAAGACGTGTTTCTTATATAAGAAAGATGCGACAAAATGGCGAAAAACTAAACCAAGCTCCACGAATAATTCTCTCTACCATTCATGGAGCAAAAGGAGGAGAATGCCAAAATGTTGTTCTCCTCACTGATTTAACAAGAAGAACGTATGGGGAATACGAAAAAAAACCCGATGATGTGAATCGATTATTCTATGTAGGTGCAACACGAACCAAGGAACATTTACACATTGTAGAACCAAAAGATATTTATAAAAGTTATATTATATGAGCAACACATACAAAAAACAAATTGGAGGATCTCACTATCAAAGCATGGTTATTCAACCATCAGAGTTTATAAACAAAAATAACTTGCCGTTTGCAGAAGGTAATGCTATAAAATATTTATGCAGGCACAAGCAGAAAGGACAAAAGCAAGATTTGGAGAAAGCAATTCATTATTGTCAAATGGCCATTGAAAGAGATTATCCCGAAAACCCCACAGAACTTCCACTACCACCAGGATTTGAATTTAAAAAATGAGTTTACAACAACCTTTATTTAAACCACAAACCGAATGGGTTCCACCATCAGAATTTCCAGACTTAAGTCAAGAATGTGAAATAGCAATTGATTTAGAAACTAAAGATCCTAACTTAAATAATTCAATGGGCTCTGGGTCCGTAGTAAAAAACGGTAAGATTGTTGGAATATCCGTGGCTACAAAAAGTTGGTGTGGATATTTTCCAATTGCTCATGAAGGCGGCGGAAATATGGATAAGGGTTTAGTGAAAAAATGGCTTACTGATGTTTTAAATACAAAAGCAGATAAGATATTTCATAATGCTATGTATGATGTGTGTTGGCTTAGATCTGAAGGATTTAAAATTAGTGGAAGAATAGTTGATACGATGATAGCCGCAGCTCTCGTAGATGAAAATCAATTACGTTATGATTTAAATAGTTGTGCAAGACGTTATTTAGGACAATCTAAAGATGAAGCTGCGTTATATGAGGCAGCTAAATCATGGGGAGTCGATGCAAAAGCAGAGATGTATAAACTTCCAGCCATGTACGTGGGAACTTATGCAGAAAAAGATGCTGAACTAACTTTTAAACTTTGGCAAGAATTAAAGAAAGAAATAGATTATCAAGACATTAATGATATATGGCAATTAGAGACTGACTTGTTTCCTTGTTTGGTTGAAATGAGATTTCTCGGTGTACGTGTAAATCAAGAACAAGCAGCGATCGAAAAGAA